GGTTTTCCAATGTAATACACCCCAGTCAGAACCCAGGAAGAGGCTGTAGATGGGTCAGTCCCTCGATAGACTATAACCTCACCCTCAGATGTCATGAAGACAAGAGAGTCATCAGGCCCATCACCAGAATCAAATGACCACGTAGCGCACCACATCAGGTACCCGCCACGATTACAAAAGGAGGAAAGGTCGAATTCCAGTAACTCACCACCAGCAGCCCCTGAAGGGAGGTACCAGAAAGAGAGGGAATCATTCTCAAGGAATATTAACCGTCCCTTATATTCGTTTACATGAACGATGCTTGTGGTCGTTAACCCCGTTAGTGCCGGGCTTGTAAGTCCTGTGACTGATAGCCACGTTGTCCCCTCCCAGTACAGGGGAGCATCGACACCATTGACCATTATTAGCCAATTATTTGTCCCATCACCAAAATTTATGGTTTGGAATTTACCATCAGTAACTGTGGCTGATTGGGCTGTTGCTGCCCCTGCCGACGATACATCATAAACGTCTGTATCTGATACGGCGAACAGCGAACTATTCCCATCCGTTGCGTTATAGACTGCTAAGGTCTTTGTTAGACCTGTGACGCCCGTAGCGTAGTCTTCTCTACCACCCCTTATCCTGACATCAGATGTTCGTGGAAACCAGTTACGCAACGTAACGGCGTCTTCAGGCGGCATGTTTGCCAGTGCATCCCTGGCGTTCCACCCGCCTATCGGGGCAGGAGAACTGTAAACCTCCGAAATCTGCGCCCTAGGTGCTTTGGTGCGTATTGCTTGTCTCACAGATCCCAGTTTCCTTGATTCACTACGATTTTAGGTGATGGATTACGAGAAGGTCTGTCTTGATGAAGCACCTTTTGAAGCCCCTGCCTTGAGAGGGCATCCTTGACCATCAGTTCATAGGTTCTGAAGTCTTCAGCGTATTCGAACCCTTTTTCTTTCTTCCATCGCCACCTAAGCCCCAACTGAATGATGGGTTCTGGTAAATCTATGGTATCTGTATCTTTGGTGAAATACTGATTAGATCCGTGATTAATCCAATACCATGTGACGTACTCAAAAGCCCACGTATTACCGGCTACAGGAGTCGGAGTGACGAGTAATTCATTACCCCTTATCCTTGCCCTATATCGCGGAGAAGTCGTCGAGAAGCCCTTCTCCGCCTGCCAATCTGGACCATCTACGACGATAACAGGGAGGTTTTCTGTCCTATCCCACATCGTATCATTCTTGATAAACCTGAACCCAGGGCAAGCGATGTCTTCAATACACCCTTGAGACTCATAAGCCACCGTTGTATGAATGGCCTCCTGCGTCAGCACCTGCCACGCACCACGGCCAGACAAGTCGTTCCCTTCCTCTTCAAGAAGCGAGTAAACCTGTGCAATCTGCGCGTCTGACGTATCAATTACCGTTGTCGGAACGGTTATATTTGTCCTACGGCAAAATCTCTGGATCGTGGTTAGCAGTGACATGGACTATTCCTGTAGTTTCTTGAGGATGGTTTCATCTTTCATTCGATGATGGGGGAATTCACCGAATTTCGCTTTATATGCGCTTTTAATGTCCTGGCTTTCAACGGTTGGCTGAACTGTTTCATGTGAAACCTCTCCATCCTGTGCGTCCATGCGAATCTCAAACCGCTTAATCTGCTCTTGAAGGGATTCAATGGTTCCTTCAAGTTGCTTGTTCTGGTTCTTCAGTTGTGAGATTTCTTCAGTCAATGGACCGTGATCTTTAGCCGCCTGTAGCCAAGCCTTTGCCTTATTCCTTAAATCGTTAGCGCCCATACCAAGACGCCGCATAGCTTCGTCATTTGCTTTGGCAAGGTCTTCAATCGTCCTGCATCCTGCATTAATCAGGTTCTGACACTGAGCTGGGGAGATAGAACTCCAGTCCTTAACAGAAGTTCCGTCTACAGGGGCTTCCTGACCAGACTGCCATCGCTTATAAGACTCTTTCCATAGATCCAAATGCTTCTCTGGAACCCTTCCATTGCGAACATTCTGTTCAACCGAATCGAACCAAGCAGAGACTTTCTTCTCTACTATGTCTTTCGAGTATGGAGGGGTTACGAGGGCATAATCTTCATTCCTTGCAATATAATGGCCTGCGGCTAAAGTGGCTGCGCTGTCTTTCACTGCTCTGCGCTCAAACCGTACATAAGCTGGGCGGTCTTCGTCACGTTCTAAAATATCACCTACTGACATGTTTCTCTCCTGTCTGGATTAGATAGTCAACTTCATGCGGTCGTGGCAAGCCATGGAAACAAACAACACTCGCATTTTCTGGAATCCCATCTTTACAATGTGATTTATACGACACTACTTTATTTGGGTATTCTGTTTGAATGCGTTTGGCAGCAGGCTTTATCATATAAATCCATTGTTGGTCCCCGCCCATCAGCTTTGGCTTGCCTAACTCAACCCACTTATCATAAATCTTGTTTTCTTTTCCTGACTCAAACATCATTATGCTTGAGTTGATGATCTCAGGGTGGTAAAAATCTGTCAGCGCCATGAAATAACCATCGTACATAGCAAGACTGTCTATATTCCCAGTTATGACTGTATCTAAATCAAAATACAGAACCCTGTCTCCAATTGGAAAATATTTAAATATCTCAAGCTTTGCCCACCACCCTTCATTCACACACTTGTCTATTACTGTGAACTTGTATGGAACTGTGCAATGTTTCTCTATGCCATCCTGCAACTTGGTAACATACTCGTTACCACGGCCTAGATAGTCATTATTGTTAACGCACACAATATTGAGCATGGCTATCCTGCATAAGTCCGGTCCCATATAGTTTAATGTTAATTGGATCTACATCATGCTCAGAAAATCTTTGCATTACTCCAGAGAAATCTGACACTTGTTTTAGAAAATTTGGAGATGTTTCCCAACCATTAACAGTCATTCTTTGGACTCTTTCATGGTCTTTATAAGAATGGGTTTCTCCATCACGATATGATGAATCAAGACCATGTAAATGGAAGTTCCTGAAACCCATTACATAACCAAGATTTATCCACCTCAAGCCCATCGTAGTGCCACCACCAATCATCAAATAATCTTTTCGATACTTTTTTAGCACTTCTTCAGCGCCTGGGGGGCCGGATGAATGCCACATAACTACATGCTCACCCTTCAGAGCATCGAACACTTCAGGTCTTGCTATTGAGCATACGTAATAATGAACCCCCTTAACAGGATCTATATCAACATGAGGGTCTAATATTCCACATGCCTGGGCTTCTATTCCGTTGTCATACAGATAATTCAAAGACCCGTTTATAGCGCAAACATACCCGTCTAGCTGGCCCTTCGTATCTGATAAAGAAGGTGCGCCACCCGCCACACTCATTTTATGAGCATGGGGGCGGCACGCCTTCACTTCAGGGATGCCCCTTTTCAAATTCTCCTCCATATGGTCTAAAACCATCTGAGGATCATAAGCAGGGACAAACTCCATTACGAGAAGCTTGTAATGTTGTTTACAAACGGACGGTTGATTTCAAAATCTGTAGCCAGAACATCAACTACAGCATCCGCTGCACATTTCGCAATGTTAACACCATCACCAGCAACCGATGCACCGTCAACACTACCAGCCGTTGCCGTGATCCACACCTGATCGTTATCAGACATAAGGGTAAGGCACTTACCATAAGCCTTTCCTGAAATCTGATACCAACCATAGGTCGTAGCAACGATGTTAGCCGACATTGCAATAGCCACAGGACCGATAGCATTAGCTGCCAACAGTGCTGTAGTACCATCATCCAGGTTAAAAGTTACCCATGATCCAACCACAGTTGAAGCAACGCCTTTCAGGTAAATAAATTCACCTTCACCGTAGCTCGGATCTTTAGCGCGAACGATAGTGCCAATAGGATGGTTTGGTGCCTCACTATCAGCATTAACTGCTGCAAATGAAGCGATTGGCTGAGTACCAGCAACCGTATCTGTAATTTGCCAAGTCATAATTTTCTCTCCTTAAGCGAGCATCAAGCCCTGTTGATTACGGTTAGAACAGGTCATGTTACCCATCCAAAGAATCGGGATTACAACACCGTCCTGATTAATCGGGCGCTGCTCTTCCATTACCGTCAGGTCTGCATCCTTGTGGACACACAGGCCAAGATACTCGGTATTGATGAAGTACCCATGAGTTGCAGGGATTCCAGAATTACCGTCAAACAGGACATCTGCACCCTTATACTTCAGAGTGGAGAAACCACCATCAGCCGAAGTGGAGGACGAATACCGCTTGATCGAAACCTGTGAAGTCTCGAAATACTGGTAATACGTGTTATCCATCACAATCAGGTCAGGCTGGTCATCAGGACCACGATCCAGACCCAACCAAAGCGGAAGCATCATGGAGTTTTCAATCGTAGTGGCACTCGGCGTTACAGAGTTATCCGATGCGTCGAAGATTTGACTCTTCCAGAACGGGTAAGTCGTGGAGTTAATACCACCGACCGTACCAGTACCAAGATCAGAGATAATAGCCTGGAGGCCGTTAATCTGGTTAGTCGCTGTACCATCGGAATAAATGTCTTCCGAGAAGTTATTCGCAAAGGTACGTTTGGCGTTCTTGATCC